GATGCTGCTATTCTTTCTTTGATCGTAAGTTCTGCGTCTGCCATAACCTCTGGAGCGCAATGATTCCATGGGAATGCGTGATTAGGAACCCAATTCTGGTCATCCCCATCCCATCTCCCTCTGTATAGGCAGGCAGAATGAGACTCCACATCTGCATCCTGTGCAGCGTAGACCTCCGGCCATCCTTCCCAAGTCGGTTTCAATTCTGCACCGTAAGGGCTGAACCACTATGACGATCTTTGTCATCCTGCATTTGGATATTACTAATCGCCCTGTCGTACCCTGCTGCCCATAGTGCAGTCCTTGTGTCGTTCTGGACAAACGGCTCCATCTCCATCAGGGCTCCATACAGGTAGATATCAGGTGCATTCTGTAGTATCCAGTTTGATGTCGTTGTTCCGCCAAGGTGCGGGAACTTTGCCCAATAGAGCATTTCCATATTGTACACCCCGGCAGGGACAGGGCCTAACCGAATCTCATTGGCAATGATTGTGTAAAAGGATGGTTGGCCAGAACCAAGATTCCATGCCTCGTATATCTCCGGACTGACATAGCGCAGGGATACCGTCGGGTTTGAATTGAGCCTGAACTCTCTCATCTGCAGGAACCTCGGAGGTAGGGCGTAGTTCGCCTGTGCACCGATCGTGTCGGCCTCCCACTTCTGCTCCATCGACCTGAGCCTCAGTTCACGGTTGAATCGGGCTTCGCATAGTGATATAAAATCTGGAATAAACGCAGCCAAGTCATCTCTATCACTCCAATTTGCGATTGAAGTCTTTAGTTCATCATAGTTTCCGAATGCCATAGTTTATACCACGCTGTTGTGAGTTCTTAGAAATGCGTTGTCTGGGTCGTTCAGGTATTTCGCTAGTAATTCTGGGTTGTTTTCTATATCGCCGTTAGTTTCGATCATCCAATTCTGCCAGACGGTCAATGGGATACTCGCCACCTTTCGGCCCAGAGCGGTTGCGCTGGGATTATTAATACCCGAGTTCCGTTCTCTTGCATTCTGGTCGAGTATGGGCTGTGCGTCTTGCCACTTCGTAAGTGTAACCTTATTAGCAGACTCCTCAAATACCGTAGTGGTATGCTCATCTTTGTCAAAGATAGTTTTAGACATAACCTCTACCCCCCACTCGGGCCACCCTTTGTGGTTCCGCATAGGCTCTACGAAGTTCCTTCACTGGGTCCAACTTCTTCCCCTCAGGCTTCTTTTCTTTCTGTGTTCCGAAATGTTTTTTCTTGAGTTTCATCAGTATTTCAACCTATTCTTCCTTCTTCCCGTCTTATCTTTTCCAAATACTTCTGGCTTGATTCCAAACCCGCCACCGCCACCTGTTGACCTGCTCCTTCCTTTCTTTTTCGGCTTCGGTTCGTATTCTTTCTCAAACTTTCGTATCTCTCTGTCAATATCGTATACCCCGTACTCTTTTGGATACTTAACTATATCTTTTCTTTTGATAGGCATTCCCTCTTCACGGTAAAACTTAACCGCTTCTTTTATCGCTCGTCTTAGTTTCTTTCTTCCTCTCATGATTTATTCCTTTGTCTGGTACGTCAGGGTCTGTCTTATCTTCTATCTTGTCTTCATTCATTGGTTCTTATCCAATGGTAGGCCCCTCCCGAAGGAGGGGCTTTCCCAAGTGGTTTACGGAGTCGTCCAACCCGTAATTTTGCCGTTGGCCTCTTCGTTCTTGGAACGAAGGCCATACTCAACCACCAGCAACTGACTGATGGAGTCACCAGTACGGGCTAGTTCATGAGTCATGAACGGGCGCAGATAGGCCACATCCCAGAACTCATAGTCGAGCAAGTACGCCGTCTCGGCAGGCATCAGACGGTTCGGGACGATCGTCAGATTTCCGAAGTCGGAAACATAGATGTCCACCGCTGCTACCACGAAGGCAGGCGACTTGTTATTGGCAGCCGTCTCTAGATTAGAGACACTCTGAGAGAGTTGCGAGATTGCCATTTTAATGGCTCCATCGCACATCAGTACGGTAGGTTTCGCGCCAGCAGTCCAGCACAATTCCATACAATCACGGATGTCTTCCTCAGCAACTGGTCCGCCAGCAGCGACTACGTTAGACGTAATCCAGTTGCCGACAGAACCCGTAGAACGGGCACCAGCAGAGGTACCAGCAGCGGGGGCGGTCGCAAGTTCAAGCAACATTTTTTCCATGTCTAACTTGAGTTCTTTTGCCCGCTTAGCCATCTGGTAGGCTTGGGTTGATTTTCGACCTGCGAAGTCAACTGCTTCAGCAGTACCCGAAGACTGGACAGCCTTGGTGCTGATCTGCGTATAGTTGCCTATACGAGCAGGTTCGTCGCATTCGATTATGTCGGCATTATCGCCTTCTAACTGGCGGTTTGCGTTCCCGCCATTGAGCGTGTCGGTCTGCCACTCAAAGTAAGTATTGTCACAGGAACTGCGACCAATGCCACTCATGAAGGGCGTCTCTTCAGGCGCTATATTGTAGATGATATCTGAGAGGTCTTCTCGGATACCAGGAGCCCGATCAGGGCCACCTGTCGCAGTGTTATACGACAGTCTAGTATTGGTAGGTACGGTCATGATATTTTCCTCCTATATCAAGTCCTCGATCAGTCTAGCAGCGTCAACCGCTTTTCCAGACTTCTCTAGTTTAGATGAAAGTTCGGCTTTACGCCGTCTTGCTGCATCAGACTTGGAACGCTTGGTTCCTGGTTTTGCCATCTTGGGTCGGTTACGCACCTTCTTGGTTTTGACATCGGCTTTCTGAAGTTCATCATAGCGCATGGCTTTCAAAAGGACGTTGACTGATCTAGCATCGATCAGGGCGTCAACCTCTTCCTTAGCGTAGCCTTCTGCGAGAGCGTACTCCCGTATGCTCTTGGATATAGCGGGTTGTTTCTCGGCATCATTCCATTCAGGGATTAATTTCCCTAACATTGCGGTTTGCTCAACAACGGCTTCACGGTGCATTTTATCTGCATCGGCTTGCTGTTGCTGCTGTACGGCCTGCATCTGTCCGTGTACCGCTTGGATTCTCTCCTGTTCCTCACGGAACTCATCGCGCTTTGTAACATACGCGACAGGATCATCTGCCTTTAACTTCTCCCAATCTACCCCTTGATACCTCATAATACCAGCGTTAAGTTGTGCGCCCAATTGTCCTAGGGCCTGCTGATACTGCGAACGCTCGGTCTGCAAATTACCATACTCGGATTTGAATTGTTCTCGAACCTGTTCAATTTCCTTTCGGTCTTCTGCTAAAGCCTGCGTCTTTTTGGTGTAATCGGATTGCCTCGAATATCCTTCTAGAAGTTCATCAAATGAGACTTCAGTGTCTTCGCCGTTAACCTTCACGACGAATACTTCTTCTTCATCTGCGCCTTCTTCTTCGCGGTTATCCTCTGGTTCGTACTCCTCCTCGGATTCCTCCTCTGATTCGTACTCTGCCTCAACTTCCTCGTCCTCTGATATAGGTTGCGATTCGGTTTCTTCTTCCTCTACTACCTCTGGGCTGGCCTCTTCGGCTTCCAGAGTTTTGAGGATTGCTTCTTGAGCCTGAGCCAAATTCATGGCCTCGCTCAGTTGATCTGCGGGGGCCTCAGCCGTGTCCGCTGGTTTGTTGTCCATAATTTATTCCTTAGATGTATGGGTGAGTTTTAAGATATTCTGACATTTTGCCAGTTTCTGCAACAGATTCAAAGTGTGCTTTCAGTCGGTCAATCAGTTTAACGGAAAGCCATAAGGCTTCTCTCCGCTCGACGTCAAGGTGCTGACTGTGTTCCCACTCGTGCATCAGTTGATCTCTCAGGACTTGCCAACTCTCCTTGTAGAGTTCGTCATTGATAAGTCGTATTGCGTGTTCAGTTCGTAGTTCTTTCGACATTAGCCTATCTTAACAGGAGCATTCCTATCGGCCTCCATCTCCATTTCCACCATTTTAAATTGAGCGTCCAACTTAGTCTCCTCTATCTCGTTCTGAACCTTCATCTTCTTCACCTCAAGTTCACCCTGTTTAACTGTGTCCTCAACTTCCATTGCTTTCAATGTCGCTTGCTGTATCGGGTCTGGTTTAGGTTGCTGCTGTTCAGGTGGAGTGATGTAGTCAGACACATTCTGGTAGCCCATCGCCTTTAACAAAGATGCAGTCAGGTTGTACATATTCGTTTCCGATATCATCGGAGAGTCTTTCTGCTGTGCAGCCATGTTAACAAGGTTATTCAACTGCATAATCTGTTGATCCTTATTGCCATGCCCTAAGGCGACAGATACTGTTGCATCCATCTTGTCGTTCCATGACGAGGGGTTAACTTCTACCCATTCATCCCGTAGTTTAACTACGCGCTTTCTATCCATATTCTTAAGCAGGAGTTCGTAGATTCGACACATGAGTTCCTTGACCCCTGTCTCTGCGAACTGCCGTGCTATTAGTTCTACCCTTGACTGAGCAGCAGTCATCACAGCATTCACCGCTGTGGCTGTCGTATGACTCGTCAGGGCGTTCTCATTCAGTCCCTGTGATGTTCTAGATACACCAGCGCGGGATTCCCTTATCTGGTCGATGTACTCCAGCATCTGGAAGGTATACGGCTCCAGAGAGGGAGTAGCAAGTGGTGTGACAGCATTAGGTGACTTGACCCTTACAATGCCACCAGGACGTGCTGTGAGCAAATCATCAAGGTTCGCTTGGCCCTCAAGAACCGCGAATCTCCCAAAGTTCTGGTTGTACATATTGTCCAGCAGGTTCCGCATAATCGCTGACTTGATACCCTGTAGGGGAATCGTAAGGTCAGCCACTGATAGTCCGAAGAACTTGTGCGGAATCTTGATCGGGGTGATGCTGATGAACGGTATGCTGTCAACAGCCTCATTGGACAGGATGTAATCACCAACCATGCAGACCTTCCTGAGTTCTGCAATACCGTCGTTGTCGTAATCTGTCTTGAGGAAACACTCGTGCAGCCAGTATTCCTTCAGGGCATCTTCATTGGCCGTATTGTCAATCGGGCTGGGCATAGAGGTATCATCGTACATATAGCGGGCAGTACGCTCCATATCCCACTTGTAGCCGTCAAGGACATCGCCACCAGACAGGTCCTCTGCATCGAGATCGCCATACATCTCGCGAAGTTCTGACATATTCTTCCTGATTCTATGGCAGACAAATCGGGCTTCCCTGATTTCCTCTGCTTCCCTGTTGATCAGGAATTCCTCGGGGGGAACATTATCAACCTCAACCTTGCCATCACGCATTGACCTGCGTATTACCACATCATGTGTGGTTCCCATTTCAGTCGGGACTTCATTATGCTCAACAACTTCAACAGCGTCATCAATGAGGAGTGCCTCAAGTTCGGTATCCGTAAGGCCGTGGTATTCCTCGCGCTCAACAGCATCGGATTCCTCCCACCAGACTTTGATGATTCCGTTCTTCTGCAGGAGGGCATCGGTAAACCAGTTGTACAGGATTTCCCAACCATTGTTCTGCTTTTGCAGGACGTAGTTTACGTAGTCCGTGGCCTGCTCAGCAGATGCGACATCATTCGGTGAGGTCGGCTGGAACTTTACCAGTTCATCTCCAGAGGCGAACACGCGCATGAGGGATGGCTTGATCCATTCGATCGAGTCCTGAACCGTTGAGTCAACATAATGGGACCGACCTTCAATCTCATTACCCATTGGCTCGCCGTAGTAATAGGCCATGGCGGTTGCCCGTTGCTGAGATAGCAGGTCACCGTAGCCAAGGGCATCGGTTACTTCGTCTTGAATCCTGCTTTTCAGGTCTTCGTCAGTAATTACTTTATCGCTCATTATTATTTCCGATATGTTTTGGAGTATCCGCCACTTGATTCTCTTTTGATAATTCCCATTAGTTCTTTAAACTTTGCTCTGTCAGTTTTGCTTGGAGATTTAGGTCGGGGAAACGGCTTTTTACTGGGACTTTTTACGTAAAACCCCTCATCTCCCTTGTAGTCGCTCTTCCTATTAAATCCCTCATCTCCCTTGTAGTCGCTCTTCCTATTAAATCCTGTCATCACACTATCCCCATTTCCCTATACTCTATAGGTTTGTCAAAGTTAAAATTCCATGTCTCGTCTGATCCTGCTACACCCCACCGCCTGCTCATAAAGCAGTACCTGAGGGCGCTCATGGTATCATCTCGGACTGCTACTATCTTGCCGTCCTTCCTGTGGTATTGCCTATATTCCTGTAGGAGGTGTGACAGGGATGATTTGATCCTGAACCTGCCTTCTTCCATCCAGACTACCATTTGCTGTATTCCCTCCTCAACTGAATTAGACCCTTTCTTCTGGCCCAATGCAGGGGGATTAGTAAAATGCTCCAGCATAAAATTACAACCGTGGCCACGATACTGATCAGCAAGGCCGGGGTTACCCATAGCATCACGCCTGTTCCCATCGTGAGGATACGCAACAGGGATGAAACTCGGTCTGAGTTTGATCTCTTTTGCGTGTTCCGATGGCGACCTTTTGTTGGCGTTATACGCATCGTATACGTAGAATACTTCCTCATCTGGGTCTAATGCTCCCCATACCACTGCTGTGTCGTGATCCCATCCAAAGTCTATCCCCGCTATCCTAGGCCAGTGCTCAAGGATATTGATATCCTCGTAAGTCAGTTTCTCCTCAGGGATCGGGAAGACCAATCCTGAACCAATTGTAGGTTTTCCGTACTTCCTCATCTCCCGCTCGTGCGGGGAGTATGCTGCCAGAATCTGCTCCATGGCCTGATGATTAAGGTGGCCAGGTTTTCCGAACATACTTATAGTATCTTCTGACGCATCATCCCAAGTAGCATTCGTGAGGGACTGTCCACGTTTCAAATCATTCATGAACGCACTTACAGTCTCAGTCATGCCCTTCTCCGGGGTGAACGTCAGATAAACCATTCCTCGTCTGTCAAGGGTTCTGGTGACGCTCTGGGAGTAAAGGCTCCTATCAGGCTCCTCATCCAACCAGATGCAGTCAACAGAACGTCCCATCCATTTCTCAGTACCAGACTCATACGACTTGAAGTGTACGGTACTGTTATCGCCAGAAGTATGTTTAACCAAGGCAACGGCCTTTGCGTTCGGCACCCCAGGTTTCCGCTCGGTGCTTACTATGCACTCTTTCGGAATAGTACCAGTGCCAAAGGCTGACGGGTCCTCAGGCGATCCGAGCATTTCGGCCTGGCAGATATCACGAGTAGACTCGTTGGATACGCCACCAACCCATGCTGTGATTGCCCTGTAGTACCTTCTCCCGCCCCACCAGTCAGGGTAAATCCCTGTCAGGTGCATTGCCATCTCCATTGCTCCAGAGTACGACTTGCCGATTCTGTTTGCACACATCAGCAGTCGCTGGTTATTCT